CTTGCTGCTGGTCAACTTCTTCTTCATCCCGCGCATACGGGCGCAGAAAGAGTTTCGTCTCGACCCACCTTCGGGCTGCGGACGCTTGAGGTTTCCGCCCGTAGCGCGGTTGTACGCCGCCCGCCCGAGCTCACTGAGCCCGCCAGCGGGGTTCTTGTGCTTCGCCTTAAATGCAAATTCTTTCTTGGCCATGGGATTACTTCTGGGTCAAGAGGTACTTGGTCTTCTGCAACAGGGCAAGCATTTCGTCCCGGATGTTCATAAGCGCAGTCTCGTCTTCGCCCAAGTCGGACGGAATCTCCTTGCGCAACACCGTCTCAAGGTCAGACAGGATGCGCTGAGCGTCCCCACCAACCTTAAGGCTCTTGATGCCAGACAAGATTCCACGCCCCTTTGCACCAATTGCAACTTCGACAAAACCGTCAATTAGGCCGTCGAGACCTTCGTAAGCAGAACCAAGAGCATTGTGCTCAGCATGACTGACTGTAAGCCAGTGCTGCATGCGCAGAGACTGCTGAGCCTCCATCAGTTTGCAAATGCAACTACACTTGCCGACATCCTTGGTAGTGGTCTCTTCGACCTCTTCATCGTCCTGCTTTTTGACGTAGTTGTTGAGGATTCGGGCAATAGCCATACGGTCAGTTTACCAAAGCACAAGGGGTGTGCCCCGAAGGACACACCCCTTTTCTTGCGCGTTCCTCAGTCTGACGATTAGTCGCCGTACTGACGATCCGTGGTCACGCCGGTGAGCTTGATGCCCGCCGCCTGATCCGGAACAAGCTGCATACGCAGCATGCCCGGCATCTGAGCGCCTTCCGTCAGCAGGCTGTTGCCGCTGCCGGTGTTCACCTTCGTAATCGGAACCTTGATGCTGGAGTAGCCCAGCGCCGGGCCCACGAACTCGAAGGGGATGAAGGCTTCGGCCTTGTCAAACTTCTGGGTGCCCTTCGGGGACGGCGGAACGTACTTCTTCCAGTTCGCGCCACCCTTCTTGATGCCGTACACGGTGCCGTCCTCGATGTAATTCGAGGTGTAGCCGGTGTACGTGCGACCATCGAACGAGAACTTGAAGCCCTCCTGGCTACCCTCATTGGTGAGGCTCGACAGGCGGTTGGTGCGGTCCAGCATGTACTGGCCGATCTTCTGGCTCTCGTAGTTCAGCCACACACCATCGGACGCGATGAGCGTGTCGATGGACTGGCCGTACTTCTCCTTCGCACGGTGGAAGCCACGCAGGTACTGGCGGAGCTTGTGCTCCGTCAGGGTGCCAACGCTGGTCTTGAAGTACGACTTGAACTCCGGGTGCTTGGCGACGTCGATGGCGTTAGCCGAGTCCGCGTCGTTGCCGAGGAGGTTGCCGCTGTTCTTGAGCCAGCTGTTGATGCCCGCAATGCCGTAACCACCAGATGCACCGCTCACCTTGCCGTTGGCAAAGTAAACAACAAAGGTGCTGGTCGTGAAGGTGACTGCCGTAGTGCCAAGAACCGTAAACTGCACGGTTCCGCTCACTTCGTCAACACGGTTCACGATGGCGTTAAAGCGATTGCCTGTGCCGTCCTGGTTGAGACGGGTGTTGCCATTGTAGATGTCAATGCGCATGCCCACCGCGTAACGGTCAATGCTCAGCTCCGGGGGAGTGAACGTGACAGTGGTGGTATTTGCAGTCGCATCCGTGGTCTGAGTAGCAGCAGGAGTAGCACCGATGACGCCGAGGCGGTAACTGTCGTTCTCGGCCAGGTACCAGTAGTTGCACAGCGTCTGAGCGATCAGACGAGCATGGCCTTCCAGCTTCGGAGCAAGGATCTCGCCGATGAAAGCGGGGGTCGCTTCGGCCTGCATCTCACCAAGGGTGACAAGCAGGTTGGAAACCATCGCCTTCATGCCGATGCCGAGACGGTAAGGACGCGCCATCGCGCCTTCCGTAGCATCCGGCCAGGTCTGCGTGAGACCCTGGGTCTGAAGCTTGTCCGCCACGTTGATGACGGTGTTGTCACCAAACAGAACGAAGTTGTTGCGGCTGTCAGCCATCTCAAACACACCAGCCATTGCGCCCATGTAGATCTTGAGGATCTTCATGTCGCGGCCGATCAGGTTGGCCTGACCGACGCCCTGGCTGGTCACCGTGGTATCCCGCCACGCCGGGTCGAGGGCCGGGAGGAACACCTCGATGTTCTTGTTAAGGACCTCCTGGATTCGCAGAGACTGCGAACCAAAGAGCGACCCTGCGGTCACTGTATATGCCATGACTACTTAACTCCGGCCTCAGGCCGGTTTGAGTGCGAAAGATCAGACCTTCGTTTCCCCACCAGCCGACGAGTCGAGGGCAAGGCGGGAAAGCGTGTCTACGTTGAACGCACGAACATCCTTTTCCACATCACCCTTGTCCATCCCCTTCTTGAATTCGGGGGGTGCAACAGGAGCGTGTGACTTCAGATACTCGAGTTCGCCCTCTGTTTCCGGAGACCGCCCAAGGGCATCAATGTCTCCGATGACCGTGCGATAATTTCCTGCAATTGCCTTCGCAGCCTTCGCTGCTTCGTCCGTGACCCAGTCCTCGTTGAACTGTCCACCAGACGCATCGCGCCGGGCGTACAGGTTCTTGAGGGTGGCCTCACGCACCTGGTCCTGCAGAGCTCGCCAGGCACCCGCCGCATGTTCGCGGCCACGGGTCTTGTCGAGCGTTTCCAACATCTTAACGATCTCCGGGTTCCCGTCAATAGCAGAAACCACGTTCTTGTCCATTGCATCGCGCAGCATGCGCAGGCGCATATCCCGCGTTTCCCGCAGAGCAGCCTCAGCACGCTCCTCGGCAGCACGGGTTGACTGCTTCATCATCTGCTGGATCTGGTCGTCTTCGCCCACTTCTGCCTCCTGGCCTCCCGCCGATTCGGTATCCACGTACTCCTGCGCAAACTCCCGCGCTTCCTGATCGCTAAACCCGGCGCCGCGCAGCACTTCGTACGCCGCCTGCAGGTCCGGGCTCTCGCCACGCATCAGCTTCGTGGCGTTCTCCTGAAACCGGGTCAAGTCCTGAACACGGCCCTGCAGCTGCTTGGCCTGCTGGGCCTGCTGCATCAGCTCGCCCAGCGTGATTACGGTGCCGTCTTCCAGTTCCAGTTCGGTGTCCATGCCAAGCGCATCATTGTTTTCGTCAGCCATTCATCGCTCCTTGAGGTGGTTGTGCTCCGGGTCCGCCCCCACCAGCCATCATGCCTGGGTTGACGTTGGCAACGTCATCGGGGTTCGGAACCATTGCGGGAAGGGACTGTCCCATGAACGAAATCAGGGACTCACGGTAACCCTTGAACGCGTCCTGCACCGCAGGACTCGACAAGGACATGATCGGGTTTGCCATGAACGAACTAAGCACCCTGAGCTGCAGGTCCGGTCGGCAAGTATGCGGGGTCAGCACGATCTGCTGAGTGGTCGTTCCGTCTCCGTACAGAAGCAGGATGTTACGGATCACGCTCTCGTACGCCGACTTCTCCTCATCCATCCACACAGCAAGGTCAAGGCCCTCCTTGAGCGCAAACAACTTGACGCCCTCCGGGTCAGTCAGCCCCGCCTGAAGCATGCTCATGGCCTCCTGCTTCCGCACCACTTCGCTGCGGGGGCTGGTGTCCTTCACCGTGAAGCTGATCTGGCTGAAGTTCGGAATCGGGTTCTTCTTGAAGCTGACCGTGCCGTCCTCGGGGTCAATGACCGCACCAGCAAGGTCTAGTGTCAACTTGTTTACCGGCAGCGCCCGGTCGCTGACCATCATCTCGCGGCTGGCCTTTGCCACCAGACTCTTGTACATCGAACCAAACGCTGTCTGCACACCGCTGGTGGGATTGGTCATTGCCTTGCTGATCTGCTCATCAAGGAACTGCAGGCCGCTCGTGCTATCCACGCGACCCTTCTCGGCAATCAGGTCCTGCACGGGGCTCAGGCTGTCAATGATGCTCTTCGCAAACTGCGCAACCTTGCCTGGCACATCGCCGGCATTGTGCGGCGTGATGACCATGGGCTTGAAGTCGTCGCCAAGGATCGAGTCTTTGCTGTAGCTGACGTACCGCAGGCCCTTGCCGATGTCGCGCATGACCGCACGCTCGTTGATCGTGCCCTGCGGCATGACCAGCACGCCGTACTTGTCGATGTCGCGAATGTTGTTGAACAGGCTCTTGAGCAACCGTTCCATCTCGCGCACAATGCCGAACATCATGTCAAACACGCCTGCTCCATGGAACGTGCCGTTGTCCATGAAGCGTGCCATGCCCACCGGGCAGTACGTCTCAACGCTGCTCAGGTCACGATCCTCAAGGGTCACACCGCCGCTGGTCACCACGTACCTGCTGACCGTGCCGCGCGGGCCATCCATCCACAGCTCGCGGACCTTCGCCACTTCCAGCTCGTTGCTGCCCGGCACGCCGTTGAGCGCGCCAGTGCTGGCCGAGTTCAGGACGTAACCGTTGCCGGGAGCATCAGCGGGCTCTTCCATGTCATGCCCGTACTCCCAGCTCCACGCGTCCATCTTCTCCTTGTTCTTCTCAAGCACGCCCTTGCCGAACCGTTCCTGCAGGAACGTCATCGGCACAACGCGCTGGCGGATCAGTCCGCGCGCTTTCGTGAAGTCGTGGCCCAGGCTCGGGAACGGCAGCAGTTCCTTGGGGTGAATGACCTCAAGGTCGCTGGTCAGA